TGTTTGTGTTCTTGTAAAAAATTTTTAGTAAAGGAAGGAGCACCAGTTTTAGCAGTACGTTCATATGGCAAAGACAACTTATCAAATACTTTCGCAATACTTCGTGCAGCCCATATCTGAGGTTCTAATGTGGTTTCTTTACTTATTGATGATAATATTTTCTTCTCTTCTGTTTCTAGTTCTTGCTTTAGGCGAGAAGCTTTATCTGAGTCTACCCTCACTCCCAGAAACTTCATATCGACAAGACAAGGAAAAAGATCTGTCTCAAGATTAAAAACAGATTCAATGTCCTGATGTATGATTTCTTTTTTAAATATTTGCCAAAGTTCTAAAGTTAATTCAGCATCTTTCTCTGCATAGGATCCGACCTCCATCGCTGGTAATTGCCATAGATCTGCTTTAGGATCTAATCCTCTTGACTTGGCTGCTTCAATTAAAGCAGCTTCTGATTTACCGTGTCCTAAGTAATCCCATGATAAACTATTTAAATCATATCTAAATCTATTTTCATCAATCAATGATGCAGCTATCATTGTATCAACAATCAATCCATTAATTTTTAAACCCATTTGTTTAATCCAACATACGTCGTACATTGCATTATGAAATATTTTAATAGATTCTGTCTTAAGTGTATCTTGGAACCATTCTAAAGTACGCTTTTTATCCATATTAGGCCCTGAGCCATGTGCTATGGGGAAATAAAATTTTCTACCTGGCACAGCCACCGCTATACCTACAACCTCACCGTTACCAATTACAGCCCCAGATCCTTTAGATTTTAAATCAGGATCTCTAGTTTCTAAGTCAATTGCTATCTCATCGTATTGCCTTAGATCAGGATACTCTTCCGGTTCGTTCCATTCTGTTTGTGCTTCAAATAAAGGTACTTTCATTTTTTATTTCTAGTATCTTTTAACTTTAATATCTCTAATTCGCAATAGTGAATTATCTTTTCTAGATCTTTAATTTTATCCTTATGTAAATACCTACACACATACTTCACAACGCAGCCCTGGAAGAACGAAAGATTATTTTTTGAAATAAATTCGTACGGCTGAATGTGAAAATTCTTGTAGTGGCTCCCTCCAACCTGCCTTGATTGTGGAAATATTTTTTCTAATCCATCTGGATCTGTCATAACTGATATCCCTTCCTTTCTATTTTTGCTTGTAATAAATAAATATTTCTTTTTGCTCTCGTCGTTCCTACATACCATACTCTATGCTCTTCGTCACTCTTTGTTATGCTTCTCATGACGGCTTGTCTTATCTTGTTGGCATTATCTAAAACTAGAATAACATTATCTGCTTCTCCACCTTTAGCTGCGTGTATTGTAGAAACTTTGATCCTCGGTCCTTGATTAAGTTTTTCTTTATTTGAAAGCATTAATCGTATATAATTCCGTTCCAAAATATTACCTTTACTAAATACTTCATACCATTTTAAACTCTTATCTTGTAAATCGTCTTTATCAGCAAAGTCTAACAGATCTTTCATAGAGATCTCTGTTATCTCTTCACCATTAATATATTGCATATGAGTTAGAATAGCTTTGTATAATTTAACATTATAACTTTTACCTCTTTTAGTTTCAAAATATATTCCTTTGTCTTTTAAAATTTTACAAATCTCTTCAGCTCTATTTAAAGTTCTAGTTAAGATTAACCATTTGTTAGACAGTAAATCTAAATGATCTAATGTGCTTATCTTTTCTACTTTACCTTCTTCATCTCTTGCTTTATAATTTTTCGTCGCTCTTAATCCACGAATACGACTTATAACAACAGAAGAAAGTTCTTGAACCTTTTTAGGTATACGTCTTGATCTAGATAAAACTTTTTCTTTTGCAGGCGCGTTAATAAATCTATTTACATCTGCACCTGCCCAAGTATAGATAGCTTGATCATCATCGCCAGCTAAGTAAACATCATCAGAGTTTGATTTTAGTAAGTCATACATTTTCCATTGTAAGGGTGATAGATCTTGAGCTTCATCAACAAACACAACTTTAAAGCTAGGACATAGATGAGGCTTGTTTACAAATTGATTTATCATATCCGAGTAATTTAGTAGGGTATTTTTTCTTTTGTATTGATTATAATTAGCCTCAATATGTTCTAACAATCCCCATCTAACCGATGAAGAATATTCACCAGAACAATACTCATCCCAAATTGAAATACATTTTTCTTTTGCTTTTAAAATAATTTGAAAGTATTCGTTATCACAAGTTAAATAAGGTGATGCGTCTACATCTTTTCTTACATTAACTCTAATACTTAAGATCCTACCTAGATCTGCATAATGATAGTCTTGCATAACTTTACTTTCGTCTAGACTCAGCTTTTGAAAAGCCAAAGAATGAAACGTTCTAAAGTATGGTAGATCTTTCTTTTTGTACTGTGGATTCTTTTCTAACATTCTATCCTTTGCTGTGTTAGCTGCTTTTCTTGTAAATGCAAAGTAACCGATTTGATCTAGTGGGGTGCCTATTCTAATGTAGGCCATCGCTCTTCTAATTAATTTTTCTGTTTTACCTGTACCTGGTGGTCCGTAGATTTTAGTTATCACAGAATATCTTCCTTGTCCTTCATATCCAATATCTCTAATTCATTTTCTTCTTCATCAAAATATCCCATAGAAATTTTTACGCATCTTACAGGATTGTTTGATTTACTATCTGAATCTTTTTTAGGATATCTTTTAGATACACTGAGCTCTGCTTGAAAGAAGTCCTGCATCATTCTACCCGTTCTATTTATTTTTAGTTTCCATTCTTTGTTCTTAAGATGATTATAAAAAGGTTCAAAAACAAAATAAGCAAAGCCATCATCAATTAATGTACTACCATTTCTAAATGAGGTATCGCTTACAGCTTGGACACCTGTTACATACTCTTCTAAATGTTTTTGTAATAATTCTTTATCTGATGTGCCAGGTGGAGGACTCTCTACATTCTGTGTTTCATATAAGTTTTCCATGATAATTTGATAATCTTTATTTGTAACTCTTGGTGGGAAGATAGGTGTATGTGCAGCTATCAATGTTCTAAGTCTATCTTGGTTTGTAAAGTAAGTGGCATCTCTTGCTATAACTTGTTTACTGACTTCTCCTTCTTTCTTATCTACATATGTAATTGTAAATCTAAATTCTGGATCGGGAGAATAATTAATTTTGATTAAAGCTGTAAGTGGAGGGAATCTTTTTATCTTATCAGATAAGAAACCAAACTGTCGTTTGGCACACTCTGATTTCATACAATGGTCGTGTATAGGTTCCTCATCACAAGTGTGTCCTGCTGTTTCTTTTTCCCACGCTTTTATTTTTTTCTTAACTTTCTCATCACCCCATTCATTATCATAAACAATATAATCTCTGGCTGCTTGCAATACCTTTTTATCCCAAACATCACCATATTTTTTCTTAGCAAAAACCATGTAGTTGTATAAGAATCTGTCTCTGTAATCTCCCAACTTATTATCAGCTGATAGATCTTTAGTTATAATTTGTAAACAAGGTGGACCATCTACAAATTCTTCATTGCCACCTGTTAAAATTTTTTTAATATGATCATTTATAAAATTATTTAATTCTTCCTGTGTTTTTGTATTTGCGTCTATAACTTTAATAAATTGTTCAAATGTAAATGTTGTGCCGTCTAAGTTAAGACCAACTCGTTCTTGTTTCTTGAAGTATGGTAAATTAATAAAGTTACCTGATGTGCTGTTAGCACCTTGATCTAGTTCTGTTTGTTTAGGATAAACTTCTGTGCTCGGCTTAAGATTAAATGTATATAATAATTTTTCTAGAAATGATTTAATGAATGTAGCTTTGACAGGTTTATCTGTAAATACATACAAATGTAATCCACCACTTTTTGATTTTACTGGTATGACAGGAATTTTATTTTTATCTATAATCTCTAAATATTTTCTTGTATCAAATTGATCATAAGCTTTTGAATCTATATCTATTGCACCAAACTTAGCCATGCCTTCATCATCACATGGTTGTATACCTATTGGTTTAATTCCTTTTAAATGATTTTCGTAATCTTGTTCTGTGACTGGTTTCTTTGCCCAAAAATGTTCAATTTTTAATTTGCCGGTAGAGGGGTCCTTGTACGCAGACTGAGGGTCAGCATACCCATAATCTCTTTTTAGTCCTGTAAATATTTCAACAAATCTTTTTTCCATAAGTCATCATTCAGGGCCGGATCCAGTCTCCCATCACCGACCCTGTTTCTCTCGAGGGAGAAACTAGTAATGCGTTCCCTTATCAGATTGCGCTGTAGTTTCTTCACCATGTTTAACCTTAACATCCCCTTTAGAAATGCTAGTCGCAAACGCTTTGGCTTGTTGGTAAAGAGCACCATCTTGCACAGTTCCGATTTTACTTACGGACCATCCAAACCATGTGCCTTTGTCGTTAGACTGTTGCACAGTTTTTAGATGATATTGATGACTAAACGCAGCTGGAGTAAAGAGTTTTCCATCTTTACCTTTCAGCTTAATTTGTTGAATCATACTATTCCAAGTTCTACTAGTTTTTAACTGAGTAGATTTCATAGCGATCAACGCTGTTGCTGGAGAGTCTCCACTAACAATAACAAAATGTTGTGCAGTCTTCTCAATATAATTACCGTTTGGTAATCTATCTTTGAAGTCCCCACCCCTAGTTGTTTTTGAAAGTATATCACTTGAAGAAGGATAAATGTTCACCGGAGCTCCCGATCCATCCTTACCTCTGTCTTTCCATTCAACATACTCTAGTTTGTAGTAACAAGGTATTACTTGAATACCTTTCTCACCATCAAACAAATCACCTGTAACTGTATTGTAGATCATGCCAGGTGTTGCCCCTTCGACATACTTACCGTCTCGTTTGTTAACTTCCGGTGAAAGTTGTCCAAGGATCTTAAGAAATGGTAACGCAAGATCTTCTTGAGTTATGTTTCCCATTCCCATATTCGCATCTGCCTCTAGGTTAGATACGGCTAGTGCACCTGCACTAGTCTTTTTCATTAGCTGTTCTTTGCTCATTTTTCTTATTTCCTTGTTATTTTTGTTCTGTTTCCTGCGAACACGTTAAATAGGTCAGAGGGCATATCTTGTCCAGCTTCGATACGCTCCCTAACCAATGCTTTAAGTGTCATAGGTTCAACCTTTAATTTCTGGACAGGTTGATACCCTTGACCTTGTGCAAGGTCAGCATATTCTGCCGCCTTGTTATCTTCGTTACGACCGAAGGAAACGGTTACCTCATTTTTAATAAGGTCCCCTAGGCCATTACTACGAAGCCAGTTAAATGCCTCTTCCTTTTTTGCAATAGGAATAGAAGCACCGTAGACGGGTTTCACTTCAACAGCGGAACCGTCTGCTAATTTTAAAGTAGATAAATTCATCTCTTGCATCATCGTTGGGATGACTTCACCAGATAAATGGTCTACCTCTTTTTTTAGTTTTTTGACTTGTTCTTCTGCAGCTTTGAGATCTGTTTCAGTTGCCTGAAGTTTTACACATTGCGCAGATAAAGATTTAGCGTCATTAACATTTGCTAACGACTCTAACTTGTCTTCCTCGAGATTTATCATTTTTATTTTCTCCTTTCATAGGGTTATATATAATGGATTAATATCCTATGTCAAGATTTTTCTTCAATCTCACCTTTCTCGTATAGATTGATTTCTATTGGATAGTACATTTTTTCTTGTCTATCCCATTTTAATAGATTGAATCTACCATTTGTAAGATCAGAAACTATAGAACACGCTGCACCTATAATTGCAGGATCTCCTGTCAATAATAAATAGTCTGTGGATTTATAGTCTTTTAATAATTTTCTTAATTTATAAATTAATGGGCCTGGTGATAATATAATCTGTGAGTTCTCAGGTAATAGTGTTACTATATTACCATACCTGCTTGCCCCCATAATATTGAATTTTGGAGCTCCCATTCTAGTTCCAGGTAGTTCTTGTATTACATAGACTACTGAAGATACACCTTTGTTTATAGGTGTGTTTATAGATCCTAACATTCCATAACCTTTCTTGACTAGTTATAATAATTATTGTAAGACATTGCAAGAAAGAAAAATGAATTATAGATTTAAAACAAAGCCTTATGGGCATCAGCTTGAGGCATTAGAAATGTCTTGGAATAAAGAGGTATTCGCGTACTTTATGGAAATGGGTACCGGTAAATCTAAGGTACTTCTTGATAATATTGCTATGCTTTATGATAAAGGTAAGATCAACGGAGCCTTGTTAATAGCACCAAAAGGTGTGTATAAAAATTGGTTTGATAGTGA